GATTGCATTAATGTCTGAACAACTTGCACTTAATGTTGGTAACGCTACAGCAATATATAAAGACGTAGGCACAGACACAGATAAAGATTTTATGGATGTTAACATGGCGTTTACTAAAGATATGTTATCGTTTAACAGACAAGAAAATGAAGCTTATGCTTCTTACGCAAATACTATTAACAATCTTCCAGTACCAGTACAACCTAGCAACATGGCATTAGCAATTAATGTAGCAAGTGCAGGTAATGAGTATGCGGCAGATGACTCTAATATGTTTAACTCATAAGGAAAAAAATAGACATGGCATATAAATCACAATACGTTCCAGTAAGGTATCAAAGTACCTCTTCTGGAAGACCCAGAGAAGCTAAAGACTCTGAGTTAAATCAGATTTCTAATGCGCTATCTAACTTTAACAAATCATTTTCTGTCTTTACTGAAAGTTATAAAACTAAACAACAAGATGAAGCACAAGATGTTTTTGATAATTTAAAAGCACAAGGCATTACAAATCCAGATGAAATTAAAAAGATGATTGACTCTGGTGATGAGAGAGTTGCTAATTTAAAAGGACATTATGCTAAAGCAGTAGTAGACGCTAACTTTGGTTTATCACACGCTATTGAAGATTTTAATAACATTGAAACAAAGGTTGCTAATATAACTGCAGGTGATGAAACTGGTGAAACTATGGCTACTCTAAATGTAGATAGCTTGTTTCAAACAGAAGACGGTAATCCACTTAGAGTTTTAGATACACAAACTAAATCTTACACTAGAGCCTATACAGACTCTATGAATCAAATGAGACTTAAACTAGATGAGAAAGTATCTGTAGCTAAAGGTTTGTTATTAAATAAACAAACTAACGATGCTGCATTTGTAATGATAGGCAAAGCTTGGGAACAAAATGGTGGTAAAGGTTTAAAAGATTTAAGATTAGATAAAGTAGTAAATGAAAAATTTGTAAATAAAAATGACTATGACAAAAATGTTCTTAATTATTTAGAGCAAAGAGCAACACTAATTGCAAATGGTATAGTTAGTGACCCATCAGAATTTAAAACTATTGTAGAATATATAAAAGGTAAAAGAGGACAAGACGGTAAGATACCTTCATTTTTACAAACACCAGAACACCAAGAACAAGCAACTAAAATAATTACAGCTATTACAAAAGCCGTCAGTTCTGGAACTAAAAAACTTAATATTGAAAAAATGTTTTTTGATGGTGAAGGACATAAAGATATTTGGAATGGTGAAAAGATTTCAGAAACAGATAAAAAATTAGCACAAGATAGTATCTATAATAAAATTATTACACTAGTAGATGAAGAAGCAAAAACATGGGAAAGCAATCCTGCTAACAGAGGAGAAACGTTTCCAAAAGAAGATAAAGTAAATGCTTACATAGCTTCTATTATGTCTAAAAATGCTACAGTATTTTATCCTTGGAAAGAAGAATTAGAATTAGGTGTTGGTTTAATTAACAATACAAATGTATTTCAAATAGACCAAGTTCCTCAATTTATGAAAGGTTATGAAAGATTTAAATTGTTAAAAAGATTAGGACAAGACAACAATCCTATTGCTGATTATTTAACAGGTAAAGAAGAAGTATTTTATGAAGGTGTTTTAGCTTTACAAAACAATGGAATGGAATTGAATGACGCTGTAGCAAAAATGTGGCAAGTACAAAATATGCCAAGTGCTGTAGCTATGTTTGAAAATCCTAATGATAAAATACAAAGTGAGATAGAACAAGCTTTTGACCAATGGTTTTTTGTTGGTGAAGATGGAGACGCAACGTTTGCTGTTCAAGAAGCAATTCGAATTGCAAAAACATTTAGACTTACTGGTGCTAACGAAAGTGATGCCATTACTAAAGCAATTAAAATGGTACAAAATTCTTACATTACTGTAGATGGTATTTTATGGAATAAAAGAAAAATGCCTGGTCTAAATGAAAATCAAACTTTTCATAAAGAATTAACAGAAAAATCTAAATTTTTATCAAATCATGTAGCCGAAAAATCTAACGGTTTTTATAAACAAAATGAATTAGTTTTAGCACCGTGGTTTGGAAATATGTTTGTTGTAATGGATAGAGGTTCTATGACCCCAGTAAGTATTGATGGTATGGCATATGCTTTTTCTTTTAACGAAGTATTTAATGGTAACTCTGAGTTTAACAAAAAATTCTTAGACGGCACACAATGGAATGAAAAATTAAAAGAACGAAATGAAAAAATGATTAAAATATTACAAGGTGTGGATGTGCCTACATTTGAAAACGTAGATGATATGAACGCCTATAATGAAATGAGAGAAGGATTTAAGGTGGTAACTGAATGAGCAATATAGATTTTGATTTTATATTAAAACAAGAAGGCTTTGAAACAACAGGCTACGTACCAGACGCAGAAAATTCAAACTCTGGAGTTACGATTGCTTCTGGTTTTGATTTAGGTGCAAGAGTTTTAAAAGATTTAAAAGGATTACCACAAGATATTATAGATGTATTAACACCATTTTTATCTTTAAGAGGTGCAGAAGCACAAGAAGTAGCTTCTAATTTAAATGTAAGTGAGGACCAGGCGAAAATAATTAATGAGTTTGCTAAAAGTGAAGCTATTACAAATCTTAAAACAGAATGGGAAAATACTACTGGTACATCGTTTGACGCTTTATCAAAAGAAAAAGCAACAGTTCTTGCTTCAGTAGCTTTTCAATACGGCAATTTAGAAAAAGCAACACCAAATTTTTGGAAACAAACTACAAGTGGTGATTGGGAAGGTGCTTATAATAATTTGTTAAATTTTGGAGACAGATATGAAACTAGAAGAAAAGACGAAGCTAACTATTTATTTCCAACGCTAAAAAAAACTGACACAACTTTAATTGATAACCAGTTAAAAGCAGACGCTTTACGTATGGATGGTTCATTGCCAGAAGTTATGATGAACCCTTATATAGATGATGAAGCTAAAACAGAAATTCTTAAAACAGAAACAGAAAATACTTTAGGTTCTGGCGTAGTAGAAGCTTCTGGAAATTTTATTTCTAATTTAGTAGATGATTTAAAACAAATAAATGAAGACTATGAAGAAACTGGTCAAACGGAATTAGAAAAATTAGAAACAGAACGTGCTGACGCACAGAAAAAAATACAAGTTAACGAAGCTGCATTTGAACAAGGTAAAAATGAATTTGTTTATGCTAATAAAGATGAAATTATAAAAGGTTTAGAAAAACAAAATGAAGAGTTAGAAAACTATGACCCTTTAGAAGGACATAAAAATCCTTCGTTCTTAGACCCAATGTTAGACATACCTGCTATTACGGCTAAAGAACAATTTGAAGTAGACAAAGTAAATCAAGAAGCAAAAGAAAAATTTGCAAAAGATACTTCGTATTTAGATATTGGTAAAGCAGCAATAGACCAAGAATGGATTACTTCGTGGCTATTAAAAAGTGCAGGTAGAGAAGACTTAGACCCTAATTATGAATTTGGTATTAATGATTTTGTATTAAGTAAAGAACAACAAGATGAATTAAAAAAAGATGTTAACCCAGATTATTGGGACGCTTTTGACAAAGCTACCTCAATGCCTGAGTTAATGAGAATAAAAGAAAAAATATTAGACGTACAAGAAAAAGAAAAGATATTAATGTCTAAAGGAATTGCTACAGGATTAACAGCAAGATTTCTTGCAGCAGTCCTGGACCCAACAGCTTGGGCAGCGGCGATTGCAACAGATGGAATCTTAGCGCCTGCAATTGTAATGCACAAAGCAACTCGTATTCAAAGAATTATTAGAGGTGGACTTGCGGCAGGAACTACAAACTTAGCAATTGAAGGTGCATTAGTTTCACAAAATCCTACATTAGGAACAAAAGAATTATTAATTGCAAGTGCGGCTGGATTTGTTTTAGGTGGGACTATAAGAGGATTAAAAAGTCGTAAAATGTCAGATGATGACAAAGCATTAAATAAAGCAATGGATGACTATGCGACTACTAAAGAAAAAGAAATTATTGATGAAACTGATGGTTTAGAAACAACAACCAAAGGTAATAAAAAATATGACGTTGCTAACAAAACAGAACAAGATGATTATGACAAAGTAGCTGACGAATATAATAAAGATTTAGCAGACAGAACAACAATAAGAACAGACGGCAACACAGAAATTAGAATGCCTGATGGTGAGGATGAATACATCATTACTAAAGACGGTAAAATTTATAAATGTGATTAAGGATAACAAATGGCAGAATGTAAAATTAAAGAAGAAAATCTAGAGTACACTGGCACAGACGAAAATGACGCTATGGCTGAGTTGTATCAAAACTACATGGCTAGACAACTTAAAGACGTTGCTGAAAATGGTGACGTGTTTATGGGTTCTGGTTTTTGGAAGTGGTTTAGATTTGATAGAGCAGGCGTAACTGATATGTCTAAAAATAAATTAGTCAGAGGTATATCTAATATTTTATATGAGTCGATTGGTAAGACTGGTAAAAATTGGGTTAGGTCTAAAACTATGTCTCAAGTAAAACAATTTGAACTTAATAGACAAAGAACATTGTATTACAGAAAATGGGTATCTAGTTATGACGCTTGGTTAAAAGAAAATGGTTATAAAAGAATACACTTAGATGGCATTACTAAAAGAGAAGAATTTAATGAATTAGTAGCTAGAGGAATTAGAGGTGAAGCCATTGAAAGTCCTGCTGTTAAAAACATGGTTAACGCTCAGAGAGAACGGTATCAAGATTTATTACAAAAAGCTAAAGACGCAGGTATTAGAGGTGCTGATAAGATTGAAGAAAATTTTAATTATTTAACTAGAATTTATTCTAACGCTAAACTTTCTAAACTTATTGATAAATTTGGTGAAAAGAAAGTGCTTAACTTTTTAGCAAGTGCAATGCGTGGAGGTTTAAATGAAAAATCAAATTTAAGATTAGCTAAATATTTAGTAAGAGTTATTCAAAGACAAAAAAGCGAATACCAAATGAACATTGGAGGTTTGCTTAATGCAAAAGCAGAAGATTTAAATAGGCTACTTAGAGAACAAAGTGATTTAAGTCCTGAAGAAATACTAGAAATTACAAACGCTGTGTTTCCAAGTAAAAGTAATACATCAAATATATTTAAAAGTAGAAGAGTAAAACTTGATGAAACTTATTCCGATGGTGAAATGTCAATTGCAGATTTTTTAGAAAATGACTCAGAAATACTTTTCTTAAATTATGCAAATAATCTTACTGGTCAAATAGCATTAGCTGAAAGAGGATTTAGGTCTGGTTCTGATTGGACTAAAATGATGAGACAGATAGAAAAAGAATATGAAGCACAAGGTATTGCTGTAACGGATAAAACTAGAATTAATGAAATGAAAGCTTTGCAAAGTGGTTATGACCATTTAGTTGGAAAACCATTAGAAGATATATCTACTACTTATTCTACATTTGGAAGAATAATGAGAAAATATAACTTTGCTAGAATTATGAACCAAGTAGGTTTTGCTCAGTTAGCTGAGATAGGTGTATTGATTGCTAACACTGGATTAAGACAAACAATCAAACATTTACCAGAAATGAGAAAGCTTATTAAAAGATTAAAGAACGGTGAAATTGATGATGAGTTTATGAGAGAAGCTGAAGAAATCTTTGGTGGTTTTGGAAGTGAAAGACTTATTAATCAAGTAGCAAATCAATCAGATGAATTTGGTGCAAGAATATCAAAATCTAAAATTAGAAAAGTAGAAAGAACTCTTGACCATTTAAATAGAATTACAGCAGATATTTCTGGAATGAATATTGTTAACATGGCTATGAAAAGAATTGCTTTAAAAGGTATGGTTCAAAAATGGGTGGACCAGGCATTTGGTGGTAAAGCAGCTATGTCTTTAAAACGTGCTAGAGATTTAGGTATCTCAGACGCTATGTATAAAAGAATATTAGACCAGATTAAAAAACACGCTATCACTGAAGAAGGCGCTTTAACAAAAAGAAAAATTAAAAGAATTAATATAGACAATTGGGCAGACCAAGAAGCTGCGTCTACATACGCTCATGCAATAAATAGATGGGGCAGAAGAACAATTCAAGAAAATGATATTGGTGAACAAATGTTTCTTGGTGGTTTAACTGACACTACAACTGGAAAAATTATGTTTCAGTTTAGAGGATTTATGATGACAGCATACG